AATGCGATGCAATCCTTTCTGCTGTTTGCAATTGCAGCAACATAACCTGCTTTAGCACGAGTATCAGTCTCGTCAGCAGCGTCGCCACCCATGAGAACGAAATCGATCTCAGTTTCTTCTGTGTCTAGGAACAGATCATACGCTGCTTGGATTTCACCAGCAGTATATGCATAGTCGTCAGTACCACCAGATAGAGCACCACCTGCGGTCTTGAGAATTCTTGCTAGGTTTAGTGGAGCAGCAGCAGTAGCACCATAAGATGCAGATGCAGCACCAGGATCTTCACCAGCAGTTGTTACTTCAGCAGAAGTTAGAGCAGAAGCGTAAATGTATCCAGAATACTGATTTACATAATCCTTCCAATATACGCTAGCGCCTTCAGCAGACTTAGCGTCAGATAGTTTGGAAAGATAAGTTAGTCTTTCGACAACTGAGTTTGTGCTCTCGTCGATAACTGCAACGTGTACTTCATCGTGGGACAACCAACGCTCAGAAGCGAAAGCAGATGTTCCAGGACGTGGACCGATTGCCTTGTAAGTTAGACCTGTGGAAGCAATTGCTGTTGCATTCCAATCAGAATTGGTGAATGCAGCAGATTGATCTCCAGATGCAGGAGTAGGAGCAGCAGTTCCTTGAATAATTCTGAACTGTGTTGCACTAACAACTTCTACAACTTCGTGTCCAACACCAGCGTCGTCAGTGTATGTACCACCAACAGACAAACCGTGAGAAGACTTAGTGATGGTGAAATCAGCACCACGGTCAACGATTACAACACGAAGGTTGTTACCTGCAGCACCTGCGGAGCGAGCAGCAAACTTTTCGCTTGCACCAACACCAGCATCGAATGCATCCTTATCACCGATAAGAACTGCACTACCATCTAGAGTTGCGTTTAGTACGCCAGTTGCAGCACGAACAACAGCGAGTTGTCCACCGTAACGGAGGAACTCGGATGCTACCAACCAGTCGCCAGCGTTAGCCTCGACTGGTGCGCCGAATGTATCGATCAGTTCTCTCTCAGAACCAATGTTTGTAATTTTGCCTACGGGTCCCTTTGCAAAGGAGGAAGCAATAGCACCACGAATGGAACTAGTACCAACCAAAGTTGCATTGGAAAAATCACGTTCTCTAATAACAACACCAGGCGAGACTTGACTTGCCATGTATTTTACCTCTTAGATATCAAATTTATCTAAAAGTATTTAGAATTTCCTATCTCTCAAGAGGGGAAACAATGCACGAACAACCTACCAGTCTGGATACTCGAAATCAGACAGGGGTCCTTTTCCCTTTCTATTATTTAGAATTCTTGTAACTGTACAATCCTTGCATTCGTATGAATATGCTGACGGTAATCCTCTCTTAGATTTCCTAGTCATATAGAAATCTTCAATCAAGTTCTTCTTTTTTCCACAGGATCTACATATCCTTTCTTTGAAAAGAAGATGTTCCAGACTGAACTGATCCCCAATATCCATCAGTAGTTCCACATATAACCGACTTCTTCTTGCTTGTCTCCATACGCCCACAGATCTCCGTCAGCGTCCATGAAGGTATCGTCGCCCATACCATCATCGATAAACCCAAAAGGAGCCATGTCTTGTTCAATTTGATTTCTTTGTTCTTCATAAATTCTCCTACGGATGTCCTGATCGGTCATCTCTTTGAAGTATTCCTGCATGACTAACCATGCAAATAATACCATACACATTACAAGGTCGTCATGGTATCCTTCGTCTGCCTCCCACGCTTGTTTCTTCTGCACAAACGTAGTAAGTTCTTGGAAGATCTGGAAGTCATTAAACAATAACTTGTCTTCCTCAATAATTGCTTTGAGGTTAGCGCAACCGATCTTCTTCACGGTCACACTCATCTTGACACCTAGTTGTGTTTTTGATCCTGAAAATCCTTGTCCAACGACTTGTCCCGCTCTACCACGCATAGCGCACATAAGGACATTAGGATATTCCAGATCGTAGTTAAGAGTAGCAGCGATACTATCACCGATATCATTTACTTCTACCAAGATGTATGGATTATTATATTCCTTTGCTACTTGGAAGATGACGGATGGAAACAGAACAGGTTTAATCTCATTATTTCTGTACTTTGCAACGATCTTATACGGCATCGTGGTGATATCAAACACGAGGAAAGCACTATAGTCGCCGCCAATTCCTCTGGCAACATCAACAGTAATGATATATTCGTGATCCTTCTCTGCTCTCTCGTAAACGTCAAGTCCTGCATTGCTTGCTATGGGGTCATGGAATGGAATTGTCTGGAGTTTTGCTGGACTAATCAACGTGTCAGCAGAACCAAGGAAGTCACATTCAAATTCTTGTGCGAACTGTCGCGGTGACGTGTTCTTGATTGTCTCCTCTTTCCATTTAGCATCTCTGCCAGGAACTTGAGACCAGTGTACTTCATTTGTAACATAGTCATTCTTGCCTCTCCTAGCATCTTCCCACATCTTATAGAAGTGGTTCATGCCATTAGGCGTGGAGATGATAATTACTTTCGTTGATTTACCAGACGTAATAGTAGGATAAACAGAGGCAAAGAATTGCTCTGCAACATGGTTTGGAACGAACGCAAATTCATCGAGGAAGAGGATATTGAATGACATGCCTCGGACAGCACTTGCAGATGTAGAAGCAGCCAAAATCTTTGATCCGTTTTCAAGTTCTACATTACCTTTATTCCACACCAGAATACCATGCTGCATCCATTTTGGCAAGTTCTCGTATGCTAATTGTAATCTGCCTAGGAGTTCACGAGCTGTTGAAGCTTTGTTAGCCAGAATACCAATGTTAACACTATCGTAGAAGATAGCGTAATAAAGAAGATAGGCAACAACGGTGGTTGACTTGCCAGTCTGTCTAGGAAGTTTTGCGATGTTAAATCTGTTTTCATGGAAGTCTTTTAGAATTTCTTTCTGAAAATCATACATGCTGAAGGGAACCAAACCCTCATCCAGCGAGATGATCTTGATATAATTCATAGCAAAATAGATTGGATCGTTCTTACATTTGACCCACTCGTTAATTTGCTTTTTCGTAAATTGTATTGGTGTGCCCGCTTTCTTTAGATTGGGGTTACCAAGATAAACATCATTACTAGACACAACAAAACTAGTTCACTACTAACTATTTATTGGTCTGACCCAGAAATCAATAGCAACACGCTTTTTATCTGTACGGATATCCGCAGCAGCATGTGGTTTGGTTGCATCAAAGATACAAAAATCTCCTGCTTTAAGATTGTAAGTATTGCCATCATAATAAAATCCACCACCCCATTCTTCTTTCCAATCTGGATTTAGAATAGAAAGAACTTTCATGTTGGCAGGATCTGTGTGGACATTATCTTTTCTATGCCTGTCCTTAATAGAAATTCCGCAGTAAAATATTTCGGGAAGAAAGTAATCTTTCCCACCAGCATCAAAAACATTTAACAGCATAGAACATGCAACACCTGCAAGAAAATCATTCTTGATTTCATTGTCGATGATGTCAAGTTTTGGATGCTTATTTTCTAGAGTTGTTTCTTGTGGAAATTTGAAGTGCCATTCTGTAGAACTGATTGCTTTATCATATAGCAGCGAAGCGATATTAATAGAGCAAGCATTTTCAATCACCTTTATCATCTATTTGTCCCACCATTTTCCTTGTTTTTCTTCTTCTCCTTGTTCCAGATCTTCCAATCTCTTTGCCCAAGTATCTCCTCCAGTTTGTCCTCTGACTGGATTGATACATGTAGTGTCTGCAAGATTGTTGCAAACCAAACCAGCAAGATCTAAATCATTTCCTTTTACTCCCGTTCCCGACCAGTAGTGCTGCCCTGCCAACCAGATGGCACCACACTTTGGACATTCCTTCCTGTCTAATGACAAGTCGGACAGTTCCCTATCATCGGTCATCTTTGGTATGCTCCTTAATGAGTTTGTTGTATTCAGGTAGGTCCTTAAGAAGTTGTTGTTTCAACTTACGACGCATGAGCGTCAGTTTAAAACGAACCCACGCATATCGCAACTGAAGATCTAGGTATGCAAATAATCGCATTGTCTCTTCCACACCAGCGTATGCAATGCACAGAATGACAATTGCTATTACGACGTAGAGACCCAGCATATGTTACACTCAGCTACAATACAATTATACCGTATGTAGGCAAAAATAGTGTAAAGAATAATTAAGATTTATCTGTCTGTGTCAAGTTGTGAAAATGAGTAGTCTGCAATCATTGCAAACAGTTGGTGTTTAAAGTGCTGTAGGTATTCTTGTTCTTCTACAGGTCTCCTAGGAGCACCTGGCCATGTCTCTATTGAATAGCATACGTGACTGTATAGCAATCGAACATCCTCGATGTTGAGAAACATCTGGTAGTCGAAGTCCTCTCCTTCAGGCGAGCGTTCCATGTTCTCTCCTAATCTCGCGGAGTTCTTCAAAATCTTTTTTCTTTGTACCACCATCATATTCCCAAGCATACCCTTCGGTAATCATCTGCTCGTTCAATGATAGTTCTGCATCTCCAATATATAACCAACCAAGAAGGCGACCGTACTTACCCATGCCACCAACCAACTCAGTCCTAATAGTGAGTTCGTCATCTCCACTGATAGCACCCTCCAACTTGTCTTTCATCCAGTTGGTGGCATCGATACCTAATGCTTTTTCTTCGAGATCTCTGGTACGCTTCTCTGGCGTGTCCACACCAGCAATTCTAACTCTCTCCTTTTTATAAAGGTCAAAACCGAGATCAATTGTGACATCGATGGTATCTCCGTCCAACACTTTATCTATTGATACTACTCGAAAGTTGTAACAACTCTTACGACTTGGTGGTGTCATCGCTCCCATGAGCTTCCCTCTCATCAATACCTAGTATATATTTAATTACCCAACCGACCCCTATTAGAAGTATAATTAGACTAATGATTACACTCCATGTGGGGTCATTGTAATCTTGTAAAGGACGAAGTAGGAGGTTCACTTTTTAAATACTCCTACCTTCGTTAATACGAAAAGTGTTAGTGTTGTCCAAAACACTATTTCTAATCCAATGTTATTCATTTTTTATTAAAGGGTTCCCAATGCTCCCATCCATATTTATGGACAAGGTGCATACCGATGATGGGAACAAACACAAGAAAGAACCCCATGACACCTAGGCACCATGGAGTTTGCATAACAGATCTAACGAACAGTTGAACGTGGTTCATTTAAATACTCGGGAAAAGGACAACCTTTAAAGTCTTGTATCTCATCCACAGCAAGGATAAACATACAAGTAAATCCTAAGCAGAATGCAAATAGAACCTGCGGGAAGTTATAGTTGCAATCATTTGCTGTGGGATCTTCTGGTTCATCATCGTGAGGAAATCTCATTTTCATGCTGGATAATCCCAATTGGTCATAAATCTAACTTTGTAATCAGGTCCCCATGTATTTGGCATGTAGAGATAAGGGACTGTACGAACTGGACAAGAGGTTCCAGTGCAAAGGAGATCTTCTACGATCCTCCAACTCTCCATCACTTCATCAGCATGTACGAAGTGCGATTGATCATTATTGATAGCATCATAAAGGAGTTTCTCATATCCATCAATTGCTCTGTCTTGTGGGTATGCATGTGTTAGAGTTGCTGTTTCTACATTATCATTCAGACCAGGACTTTTGATATCCATCCTGATATCTAAATGAGGATTAGGTTGGAGACGCATGACAATCCTATCGTTGTATTCATGTCCATCAAATAATTGTTGAGGTGGTGCTTTCATTTTGATAACAACTTCAACGCATCCATATGGCATTTTCTTGCCAGTCATGACGTGAAAAGGAACTCCTTCCCAACGCCAGTTATCGACGAATAGAGTACCAGCGAAATAGGTAGGAGTACCACTGTTAGGATCAACACCCTCTTCATTACGGTAGCCATCGTACTGTCCTAAAATAATGTTCTGTGATAGTCTAGTTGCAGCAAGAACTTTTGTCTTCTCGCGTCTTAATTCCCTAGCATTCAGTTTGCTAGGAGGTTCCATGGCAATCAATGCAAGAACCTGTAATATATGATTTTGTAGCATATCACGAACTGCACCAGCAGTTTCGTAGTATTGACTACGACCTTCGCAACCGATAGTTTCACAAGCAAAGATCTGCACCTCCTCTACATACTGGCGGTTCCAAAGAGGTTCCAGCAATATATTACTAAACCTAGTAGCAAGTATATTATTAACAGTATCTTTGCCGAGATAATGGTCAATGCGATATACTTGTTTTTCGCGTAGATGTCGCTCAACCACAGACTGTAGATGATCAGCAGATTGATAATCGTACCCAAAGGGTTTCTCAATAACCACACGGGATGTTTCGGGGTCATTGAGTTTACCCGCCTCTTTGAGATTGACAATCGCGTTAGCATACCTTTCTGGGGGAACAGAAAGAAAGTAAGTATTATCGTGAAGGTAATCAGGAAGGTGACTGAGAGTATCAGCATTTTCTAGGTCTGCAGAGATGTAGTCTAGTTGATGTAGAAATTCATCAGGATAATCACCAAGAGATTCTTTCCATTGTTGTGTTGTAGGTTGTCTTCTAGAACAACCAGTAATTAAAAAATTATCTGGCAGTAATCTTTTCTGCCAGAGTTTGTAGAGAGCAGGAATTAGTTTCTTTTTACATAGGTCTCCCGTTGCACCAAAGATAACAATTCCTTTACTAGTGGGCTGTTCCGTTTCCTTTGTAGTCATCTGATTCGTAGTATACGTTTTCACCTTTAAATCTTCCAAATGCGATGGTGGCACATACAAAGGGTATTGCCAAGATTGCAAGCGCATTACCTAACATTATGACCTCCAAACATGTATCTCATTCCATTGAGCACACGATTTGCAAACGCACCTAATCGTCTTGAGTTAAATCTTTCGTAGAGTGCAGTGCTAAGGACAGGAGCGGGAACCCCAAGATCCACAGCAGCGTGGACAGTCCAACGACCCTCACCACTATCGCTAACTCCCCCATCAAACTTGCTAAGCTCTCCATCGCTCCGTAGTACATCAGCAGTAAGGTCAAGTAACCAACTGCCAACCACGCTACCGCGACGCCACAACTCAGCCACTTCAGCACAGTCAATATCATATTGATAATCCCTCGGATTTTCCATCGGAGCAACCTCAGCATCGCCCGCTTTAACGTAAGCTGACCCAGCATTAGCTTCATGCAGGATATTAAATCCTTCTGCGTATGCTTGCATGATCCCATACTCAACTCCGTTATGAACCATCTTTACAAAGTGACCTGCACCAGGTGGTCCACAATGTAACCAACCATGCTCGGCACTTGTCTCGTGAGTGAGGGGGTCTGTACGAGCGGCAGATCCAATGCCTGGTGCGAGTGCCCTAAAGATTGGAGCGCAGGTGGATACTGCAGTATTTGCACCACCAACCATAAGACAGTATCCACGCTCCAGACCATAAACACCACCGCTAGTACCACAGTCAATATATTGGATACCCAATTTTGCAAGTTGTTCCGCCCGTCTGCGAGAGTCTTTAAAA